GTTGAGAGGCACCAATACACCAGTCGTCACCTCCAATGGTGGCGTTGTCGATGACATACTGTATCGCGTCTGTCATAGGCATGTTTAATTCCATGTGCAAACCTGAAACCAGGAAAAGAATGACAATTAGAGTGTTCACTAGACTCGTCGTCATCTTCCCGGATTTTGTGGCAAACATTTGAGTGAACCAGTGTACGGTGAGGGATTCTGGACTTTCCGCCATCCGTTCCATAAGCACTGACCAGACGGCACCAAGTCCGTCTTGTAACATCCCGTTTATCATTTCAGCGTGTTCAGGTCCAAAAGATCCGCAAAGGATAAGTCTTTCGAACTCGGCCCAAAATTCCGTGACCGTTCCGTCAAAGCAAGAAAAGTCAGCGAAGAGACCAGACTTTGTACGTCTGAATATCTTCCCTAATCGTTCGGCTATCTGGCGGGGGGTCTTATTGAAGGCATATGGTTCACGCAAGAGCGGTACTTCCTTGATGTGATCAGCCAATGGATAATAGACAGTGGCAAAGTATTTCTTAACACTGTCTGACATTGGTGAAATGTTGCGAAATTTACCACCTTGACACAAAAGTCCATAGGCGGTGCTCTTCGCAGCCATCAAGTACGGCTCTGCCTTCATAAAAAGGCTGAGATTTCTGGCAACGGGCGCAGGATCTTCTTGACAGATTTTCTCCCATACCAATACCTGTCTACTCGTTTTCTGGGATGTGGAAACATCTACACTTGAAAGCGGAGTAAGATACTGTTTGGGAGTAAAAACATCAACCAAGGTTTTGCGCACGCTCCTGAGTTTCACAGCATTTCTTGGGTCGAAATTGACACTCTGAAGGGTGATAGCGGTTGTTTGCGGGCCACATTCCTCACCATAGTACCCTGAAGCAGGCTCTGGTATCCTCTCACCGGTATTAATGAATTCGAAATTCCAAACGCGGGAGACATAAATTCTCTCAGCATAGATCTGGATGAATGCAAAGGTGGTGGTCCCAGGGCCGACAACATGTGTGGTGAAGAGATGTGGGGTTTGATTGCTTGTTTATTGAAGTTGAGGCTAGATGGGCACGAACGCAGCTTCAGCAGGTATGAAAGATTGCCGTACTTTGGTGACGGTTCAATTTCCTGCAGTGCATACTCGTTAAGTCGCTTGGCTCCATAACTACTTACAAAAGAGTTGATAGTAGATACGCCTTTCAAGGACATCGTGCTTGGTTCATAGACCCCGGGATTGCATGATACAAGAGTTTCCACTGTACCATGCACCAGGGAGTTTGTTCCTGTTTCCGCGGTGCATGTGGACTGATGGCAGCACCTCGTTTCCCATTTCCTGAACGCAGTCCATACTGTGGAAAAGGAGGGTTGCACACCATACATTCTTACTTCATTAAACTCATATTCCAAAAGGACGACGGGTATTCCAGTGTGTGGATCATCAAACAGAGGTGTGATGGTCAATGTGTACACAGCTTGAGTGAACAATCCTCGAAACCTTACTTTATTGGGGACTTCGAGTGGCAATGTTGCATCTTTGTACATTCGAGCTTGGTGTAACATACTGTCACCCTTAGCCTGGATTTTTCCGTCGTTAACCTTCCAAGCAATTACACCGGTATCCGCGTCTCCCACGGACGCAACCACTGTAGGTCGCACGGTAATTATTGCCATGGCTCGGGGCCACTTGAAATTGGAAAGGTCATTGGATTTCAGTGTCGGCGTGTGCCTGTTATAGGCGCAGTCAAACATCATATCATCGGCAGTACTGCTTTGGCACTTCGTGAGAAGCCCCTGCAGAATACTAGCTTTCCCCTCATCTGGATTAGAA